ATGTGTTACACACTGGTACAATCTGTCCAGGTATGTGTGTTTTGTAATTTAAATCTGTGAACTCACCTTCACAGCTTCTAGTTAGTTCAAATAATTCTAAAATATCTAAATCTTTATAACACTTGTAGATTGCACTCTTATCGATGAATCTAAAGGGATGATGTGCTTCGAATCCCATATGCATCATAAATTCTAGGTGTTTGTTGTCATCCGATGGATCAATATCCCGTGTGGGCATACCATTAAAATCTACGTTTTTTGGGTTGCGAGTCACACCGTTGTAATAAGATTCTACCTTGTTTTGAAAGCACACATACTCTGCCCATGCTCTTAATTCCAATGTATCACCTGAAACTAACTTACCGTACTCATCGGTTATAGTTCTGCCCTTATCACCCCATTCAAGTTCCGGGGGAATAAAATTAGTATGAACTTTGAAGTTAATGTGCGGGAAACTATCTTGCAAATAATTGAAAACTCTTTTGAAATCTTCTTGTTGCCAAGGCTTAGATTTCCAACAACGTATATTGTTGATTACGTGAATATTTGAATCAGTTATTTTTAAGCATATCAGATATGCTAGCAATGCACTATCCGCTCCACCACTGATTGCTACAGCAATATTTTTGTGCAATGGATTTACTGGTATTTCTATCATAGCCAATATTTATTCATAAATATATCGATGATAAAAAAAACGAACTTTCAATTTTCAAACACCGTCATTCGGGAAGTTGTTTCTTCATTAACCAATGATGATATTGTTGTTTTAAATACCCCTACAGGTGATTTCTTTTACGATCCATGGACTATAAAAGACGAGTATAGGGATACTGTATTTGATAAACTATTATCTGTGCTACCCGATATTGGACAAGCTAGGTTAATCAAATTAGTGGACGGTGATACGTATTATGCTCATGCAGACATAGATGATAGATATCATATGAGCATTCAGGGAAACTACAGTTACCTCATTGACCTAGATAATAATATAATGCATCCAGTACCTGTTGATGGTTGTTGGTATCTCATGGATGCTGGCACACTGCATGTAGCTTCTAACTTTGGGGAAATTTACCGATATCAATTAGTAGTAAGAAGATTACTGTTGCATTCTACTAGTAACGATTTGGTTCAAGTCACAGTAGAACCAAAGATAATTCACGACAAGTTACGCTATTATTTTGATGCCACTCTGAGTGGTTGGTTAAATCGAACAAATAAAAGAGGACTAATGGATGATTTCAAAGTAACAACAACAACAATGAGTTGCACAATGTTATTAGATCGATCATTGGTAGAAGAATTAAAGAATACAGCTCATCATGACTTTGAAGTATTAATAAACTGAGCATTTAGTTTATCAAATTTACCGCATTGCTTAGAGCATTCTTGCAGTGGTTCTTTACCCCATGTTTGTTCAATCAAGTTAAAATATTCAGATGCAAATGTATCTTCTAGTGACTGAGTATTAAGATTTGGAAGAACCCCAATCTTGTCCATGTAATCAATTCTAGTGTCTTGTTTATGTAGCACGTGGTCAAAACTTATCCAGCAACATGGGCTAACATTACCGGTAGCTGCTACATAAATTTGTTTGTATTTTTGAGCCTTGCAATCAATAACAGGTGCACAATCTGTTATGTTATCTTTTACTAACTTTGTAAATTTTTCACTATGCTCGGTTGGATACAGGATGTTGATAGTTTTTCCTGAATTATCCAACACATGAAATTTATTGTTCTGGAACCTAGTTGTGTGCTTCATTGTAAATAACTCAAATCCCAAGTCTCGGCTTATTTTCTCACATGCTTCAATTTGATGTTCGTTGTGTTGAAACACCAGCATATTCCAATGAGCCTTCCCTCCGCTAACAATATAGGCTGTTGCATTCTCTATTATTTTGTGCCAATCAGTGTCGATTCTGTACAAGTGATGTGTGTCATCTAACCCGTCGATGCCGAACACAACTTTATCGCATGCAGTTGCTAATTCAGTCCACCATTGTTTATTTCTAGCACTACCGTTGGTATGCATTGACGTGCTGATGGAAGGATTAACTTCTTTCAAATATTTGAATATTTCCAAACAGTCTTTTGCAATAATAGGATCTCCTAGGTTACCACACATAAACAAACTATCAAGTTGCTTTATAAAACTAACAGGAAACCATGCTTTGAATTCTTCAAGCGATATTTCTTCTAACTCTACCAACGGGTTCATCACACCACCGTTAATCCTTCTAGGACACATTGGACAGCGAGCTTGACACTTGCTGGTCAGTTCTAAATGCACGTCACGTATATCAGTAAATTTATACATTACTTGTTTCCTATAATCATATATCTATGATACAATGGCAATCTCAATGTGCCAGCGAATTTTCTGTTTAAGCCACACTGTATTTCAAAATCATCTATGTCGTTACTAAGTCGAATATGCTCATCAATTTTATAGTTGTTACCTTGGGTAATAATCATTGCGTCTTTAGGTGTATTATCTAACCACTGATTATATTGTTCTTGTGTGATATGCTCACAACTAGTGTTGATAACAATATCTGCTTGATAGTTTTGTAAAGAACACATGTTGATAGTCACCGCTTGAAATCTATTTTGTATAACTTCTAAGCGATTCATTTCTTCTGCTACGGGTTGAACAGACGGGTCAATGTCTATACTTCGAATACACTTGATGTTTAAATTAGATTGAAATAACATGCTTGCAAGTGTTCCAACCCACCCGCCGTGAATTTCAATCGTTAATGGTTCCGCATTAATATCAGATCTAATAACATGTTCTAAGCTATTGATTAGCCATTCTTTGCTTTTGATCTGGCCACTCCAAAATGCATCCATGGTGCGCATGGGTTGGGAACTCTGACGTATGGCCTGCATCCAGTGGTGTAAATGTTCTAAGTCAATATGCATTTGATTCTCTCTATTAAACTACTAGACTGTTTGTGCTTATTAGATATTATGTATTGCAAAATATCGTTGCCAAATACATGATGGCACTCAACACCAGGGTGCTGATTATCTAATGCTTTTGGATAGTGACCTTTGTAGTTATTACAGATATACAACGGAATATGCGGTATTGTTTGTCCTGATAATTTAAAAATATCAGCAGTTTCTTTTGTTACAGTTAAATTATAAACTGGGACCTCTTTCTCTTTTAAAAGAGAGTTAGCGTGACTAACATATAGTTTAGTCTGCATGGATGCATCATAACGGTTGTAGAGGTGTTGATAGTATGCTACTGCACTATCAGACTCGGCCCAATGTCCTATATCGTCTACTGACTCTTTATCTCTTAAAACCGCAGATCTGTCTTCCCACGACCAAAGAATAACAGTTATGTCATCTTTTTTAAATTTAAAGTTTATTATATTATGCCAGATTCTTTTATTGCTTGAACCTGGTGTAGACATATTCACACATGTTCGATTCAACTGTTGGGCAACAATTTCTGGCCAGGCTAGTTTGCTAGCATATCGACCTGGACCGTTATGAGCAATATGACAGTCCGGCAACCCGTGGCCATAAGTCTGAGAACATCCGAATGCAATAAGTCTACTCATTTTGTTTTTGGTATTTTACTATCTGCACTGCTAACACAGCTTGGGGTTATGCAGCGATTTGGTTCTTTAAATAATTCAAAACTATCTAATGTACCTAGTGGAGCATCGTGACAGCTGTAACTACGTTTAACCTCATTACCTCTTATTATAACACTTTGATAACCACTATTGCAACTCCAACCTTTGAATTTGTTGAATCCAAAAGCATTAAATCTTTCTGCTTGATCAAAAAGATATTCTTGGCCTATGTGATCGTGTAGAGCTATTTGATATACTTCTTCTCCCTGTGACGTTTGGGGGAATCCGGTTTGTAACAGGTCAATCATTTCCGCAGTATAACCTTCAACCACTCGACTCGCAGTGGGATCACTTTGTGGTTTGAGTGTGACATTGATTCCTCGAGCATGTAAGCGAGACATACGTTCATAGAGCTCAAAGAACTTTTCTGGTACCATTACTTGATTAACTGTTACGTGAACCAGTTCGTAGATCAACTGTAGACACTTGTCACCAAACTCCTGTTCCTTGGCAAACTCATCATGAAAACTGGCTGTGATACTTCTACGTTGTAACAATGCTGTATTGGCACACCAAGTGTTCCACCATTTGCTACCCGGACTCAAATTAGTGGTCATGTGTATGCTTTGGTATGTGCTTTCTGTTTCGTCTAGATGTTTAACCAAATCCGGTAATTGTTTATAAGCAGTTGGTTCACCACCACTGAAGCTCCAATGGAATTCGTTGAATCCATTTTGTCGAGCCTGCCGTTTGATTTCGTCTACTGTGGATTTATACACTTCCAACGGTTGGTGATCAATTTGATCGCTACGAGCATACGGCCAACAGTAACTACAGTTATAATTGCAGAAGCGACCCAAAATCCAACTAGTGGAAAATAATGGGCGATGCAACATGGTACGTTGACCAAATCTTATTATGTTATCGAATGGTATCTTTGTGAAGTCTTGTGTCATGATCTGACAGTATT